CGGAAAGACGGGCAGTTGCCCTAGCGCTGGGGCACCGTATACGCTGCTGCCAAAGGGATGCAGCCCGGTCAGGTCGGGCCAGCAGATACGCCGGGGCAGCTCCGGCAGGCCGTACCATAATAATACAGATGAGAGAGGTGGTGGTATGCCGAATGAAAAGAACCTGGAACCTTACAAAATCAGAAGCACGAGTGAAGCACGAGAAAAAGGAAGGGCTGGCGGGAAAGCATCCGGCGTCTCCCGCCGCCGCAAACGCTCCTTGAAAGAGTGCGCCGACTATTACCTATCGCTTCCCCCCGCCGATCGGCGGAGATGGAATAAAATCGCCCGTCAGGGCGTTGACCCCGAGGACATCGACAACCAAATGGCGATGATCATCGGGCTTGCCGAGCAAGCGACCCGAGGCGACGCGCAAGCGGCGAAGGTGGTCATTGACCTTCTAGGCGACCAGGAAGAAAAACCGGCAGACACTGGCCCCTTCGAGCTCCCAGCCCGGCTCATCGCGCCGCCGTTCTTCCCGGTCCATCTGGACGTGCTGGACCGTGAGCATTTGGAATATGTGGAAAAGGGCGGACGCGGCTCGACGAAATCCTCTTTCATCTCCCTGGAAATCGTGGGCTTGCTCAAGAACAATCCACAGATGCACGCGCTATGCGTGAGGAAGATCGGGAACACCCTGCGGGATTCCGTATACGCGCAAATCCAGTGGGCGATAGAAGAGCTGGGGCTCAGCGAGGAGTTCAGCGGGACGAAATCTCCCTTGGAAATCACCTATAAGCCAACCGGACAGAAAATCTACTTTCGGGGCGCGGATGACCCCATCAAGCTGAAATCCATCAAGCCGACGTTTGGGCATATCGGCATCCTGTGGTTTGAAGAGTTAGACCAATTCGCTGGGGACGAGGAATGCCGTAACATACAGCAATCCGTGGTTCGCGGCGGCGACGAGGCGTACATCTTCAAATCCTTCAACCCGCCCAAGGCGAAAAACAACTGGGTCAACAAATACTGTGACCAACCCAAGGAAAACCGTTTGGTTACACACTCCGATTATAGAGCGGTCCCGGCTCAATGGCTGGGGAAGCCCTTTCTGGAAGAAGCGGAGTATCTCAAAGAGATCAATCCCACCGCCTATGAGCATGAATACCTTGGCATCCCCAACGGGAACGGCGGCATGGTTTTTGAGAACGTGGTGGCAGAAACCATCACAGAGGAGCAAATTAACACCTTCGACCGTATCTTAAACGGCGTGGACTGGGGCTACTACCCAGACCCCTGGGCCTTCAACCGGATGCACTACGACGCTGCCAGGAGGACCCTGTACATCTTCGACGAGTTGACCGCCCACAAAAAGGGCAACCGGGAAACGGCGGACTTGCTCCTAGAGCGTGGACTTACCCGGGCTGACCGTATTACCGCCGACAGCGCGGAGCCCAAGAGCGTTGCAGACTATCAAAACTATGGCCTCCACTGCTACGGCGCCCTGAAAGGCCCAGGCAGCGTGGACTACTCCATGAAGTGGCTGCAATCCCTGGTGAAGATCGTTATCGACCCAGCGCGGTGCCCGGACACATATGAGGAATTCACAGAGTATGAATACGAACGAACCCGGGACGGGGAAATCATCAGCGGATACCCTGACCGGGACAACCATCACATCGACGCCGTGCGCTATGCCACGGAGGCCATTTGGAAGCGTCGCGGGAAGTGACAGAAAGGCGGTGAGGCCGTGAAAACCTATCAGGATTTGCAGGAGTGTGGCGAGGATGAGGCCGCTCGGATTGCGTTCATCCGTGGAGCAATTGCCGACCACAAAAACAGCGCCATCTACAAAACCGCTGTGGACGCGCGGCTCTACTATGACGGAGAGAATCCATCCATCAACCATTATGAAAAACTGCTCTACGATATGCAGGGCCGCGCCCATCAGGATATGTACACCGCCAACCACAAGATTGCCAGTCCGTTTTTCGGTTTCGTGGTCAATCAGGAAGTCAGTTATCTTTTGGGGAACGGCGTGACATTTCAGGAGGAGAGCAACAAGAAGAAGCTGGGCCGTGATATCGACCAGCGGGTCAGCCAAGCGGCGGAATATGCCCTCATCGGCGGGGTGTCCTTCGGCTTTTGGAATCTGGACCATGTGGAGGTGTTCGAGATCACCGAGTTCGTTCCCCTCTATGACGAGGAGAACGGCGCTCTCGCAGCTGGTATCCGTTGGTGGCAAGTCGACCCAGACAAGCCCCTGCGCTGCACTCTGTACGAGATGGACGGTTTTACAGAGTACAAGCAGGACAAGGGAAAAGACATGGCCATCCTACAGGAGAAGCGGACCTATAAGCTCCGCATTACCGGCACTGACCTGGACAGTACGAAGATATACCAGGGTGAGAATTATCCCACGTTCCCCATCGTCCCGCTGAAGAATAACCGTGCCTGCAAATCGGAGCTGCGGGGGAAGCGGAACACCGTGGATGCCCTGGACCTGGCCTGCTCCAACATGGTCAACAATGTGGATGAGGGGAACCTCCTCTATTGGGCTCTTGTAAACTGCGACGCTATGGACGACCTGGACGATGCGGCATTTCTTCAGCGCATCAAAATGACCCATGTGGTCCATGTGGACGGCGGCGAGGGCGCGTCGGCGGAGCCGCATTCCATCGAGGCCCCCTTCAACGGCACGGAAGCCACCATTGATATGTTGGAGAAAAAGCTATACCAGGACTTCCAGGCCTTTGACGCTTCGGCGGTTCAGGCCGGGAACCAGACGGCAACCGCCATCAAGGCAAGCTATGTGCCACTGGACTTGAAAACAGATAAGTTTGAGAACCAGGTCACGGAGTTTATCAACGGAATTTTGGTCTTGGCCGGAATCGACGATGAGCCGACCTATACCAGGAATCGAATCATCAATACACAAGAGGAAATTCAATCGGTTCTGCTGGCCGCACCCTATGTGACGCAGGAATATCTCACCCGGAAGCTGCTGACCATCCTGGGCGACGCTGATATGTTGGAGGATATTTTGACGGAACTGGCAGCGGAGGACTTGGGCAAGTTCGACGGCGGCGGAGATGATCTTCCACCGGATGGTGAGCCAGAGGACGTGAGCAACGATGCGGCGTAATACAGACCCTGCCCACCGTCGAACCGACAAGGAACTTGCTGCCCTGGAAAAGCGCATTGCCGCCGAATACAGGAAAGCCGCCCAGGAGCTGCAAGAGAAGATTAACGCCTATTTTGAGCGATTCAAGGAGCGGGATGCTGAGCAAAAGAAACGCCTAGAGGATGGAGAAATCACCAAACAGCAGTACACTCAGTGGCGGCTTGTCCAGATAGGTCGGGGGAAGCGCTTCGAGGCCCTCCGGGACAAGATAGCGGAGCGTATGACCAAAGCAAACGAGGTCGCAGCGGCGTACATCAATGACCAGACCCCCGGCATATACTCACTGAACCGGAACTATGCCGCCTACACCATCGAGCAACAGCTGGGTGCGAACGTGGGCTTTGACCTATGGGATGAGCAGACCGTCCGCCGCCTCATCGTGGAGCAACCAGACCTTATGCCCTACTATCCGCCTAAACGGGCGGTAAAACGCGGCATTGACCTGGACTGGGGAAAGCGGCAGATTACCGCACAAGTTACCAGCGGAATTTTGCAGGGGGAGAGCATCAAGCATATCGCGGATCGATTACAGGACAATATCCCAAATATGAACCGAACCAGCGCAATCCGAGCGGCTCGAACCGCCGTCACAGGGGCCCAGAACGCCGGGCGGCTGGACAGTTCTCTAAAAGCGCAGGAAATGGGCATCCGTCTGAAAAAGCGGTGGTTGGCCACGCTGGACAACCGCACCCGGCATACCCACCGGATTCTGGACGGGCAGGTCCGGCCCAACGAAAAGCCGTTTGTCGTGGAGGGGCAGGAGATCATGTACCCCGGCGACCCGTCCGCTGCCGCCGCGCTGGTCTATAACTGCCGGTGTACTCTGGTCGCGGAGGTGGAGGGCGTGGATACAAGCGACGCTCTGCGGCGGGACCGATGGGGGATTTTGCCGAATATGACGTTTTCTCAA